AATATGATTGGTTTAATACAGATCAAGATTTAAACATTCTAGAATTTGCTGCATTGAATATTGGTAATTCATTGTATCAGTTTATAGATGCAATAGTTGAACCTGAAACAATAGATGAAGCATATACTGACTATGCTGAACAAGCCATGGGTACATATAGAGCTTATCAACTGGATGCAAATAATGAATCTTTTAAAGTTAGAGATGAATTAAAAGATAAGAGAATTAGAATTGAATTGTATACTGATCCAGATGCAAGTGGAAATACTACTCCAGACCGAGTAGTCTTTGCTGGGTTTGATCAGTTTGGAAATTTAGTTGTTTGGGATCAAGCATCTTATCTTTCACTTAACGATGTTGATATCAGCAGATTTAATTTTGATCAGTTTAAAGGTAATGCAATGTGGTGGATAGATGAGTTAACTGGATGTGAAGCAGATTGGAAACCTAAAGAAAAGCCTGCACCTACCCCTTCGAATCCAAACCCAACAGCTTATGGCTATGTACAATTCACACACAATTCTATAGCGACTGCAGCACAAATGTATCTAACTCTGATAGACAATTTTAATTCAAGAAGAAATACAAGAGATTGGAAACCATGGGGATATCCTGGAACTAGAAAAATGAATAGGCCAATGTGGCTTGATCGGTTATGGCAAGCCATTGATAGACAACCTAACGGTAAGCCTGGACCAAACTATAAGCATGAATTTGAAATAGATAGATTATCATATGATCAAGTAGCTGCTTTAGCACTTGTTCATGCTAAAAGAGAACCTGTAAAAGATTCTGACTTTATATTATTAGGTATGGGAAATATTGAAGCGGCAAAGTTTCTATACACACAGAAACATCATACAAATGCTGATGCAGCAACGCTACTTAGATTGAATGTCACTAAGCAACCGGGTCGTGATGTGAACGGTATTCAGATACTAGGAACTGATCCAGGATTTTTTAGAATACATTATGATAGATCACCAAAAATAGCAGACACGCTATGGCTTGGTATAACAAATACACCTATTCAATTCGGAATTGAAATTATATCAGCTCCTGTAAATTTTTTAAAGGAGAAACTATACGGTGCAATATTTTCTGACGAGTATAAAGCTAAGAGAGCAGCGATCAAAGCGGCAAACGGAGTGCCGTAATTATATAAATAACTGTATATAGATAAGGAAAGATTATGGCGGCACCAACAACTAGAGCTACATTACAAGAATATTGCTTGAGATCATTAGGATCTCCAGTAATAGAGATCAATGTGGACGACGACCAGATAGAAGATCGCACAGATGACGCGATACAATTCTACCAGACATGGCATGATGATGCTATACTACGTACATATTTAAAACATGAGCTTACTGCAACTGATATAACTAATAATTATATTACAGTAAGTGATCATATAACATCCGTAGTAAGAATGTTAAAGATTAATTCTACTGCTGGTAATGCTTTGTTCGATGTAGGTTATCACATGCGTTTGAATGATGTGTTTATGGTTGGTGGAATGACAAGTCAAATTCAAAACTATGAACAGAAGCTACAACATCTATCCTTAATAGAAAGTCAATTAAATACAGAAGAACATATAAGATATAGTAGACATATGGATAGACTTCATATGGACGAAGGATTTGGTGATCTTAAAGCTGGTTCATTTATTGTTATCGAGTGTTATCAGATTGTAGATCCATCTGCTTATGCTCAAATATATAATGATTTATTTTTAAAGAAGTATCTTACTGCATTAATTAAACGTCAATGGGGAGCGAACATGATGAAGTTCGAAGGCTTCCAATTGCCAGGTGGTATAACAATGAATGGTCGTCAAATGTTTGATGATGCCATTGAGGAATTACAACGATTAGAAGAAGAAGTTGCGCTGACATGGATGACTCCAGACAACTTTATAATGGGATAATAAATGGCGACTAGTGTATATTTTAACGGTGCTGTTCGGTCTGAGCAGAACCTATACGAAGATTTAGTACTTGAAAGCATAAGAATGTTTGGTCAAGACGTAGTCTACATTCCGCGTGAGCAAATATATGAGGATGCCATTCTAAATGAAACTCTCAATCAATATCGTCATGCCTATCCAATAGAATGCTTTATAGAAAACGTCGAAGGATTTGAAGGCGATGGTAATCTATTAGGTAAATTCGGTTTAGAGATAAGAGACCAAGGTAACTTTGTAATACCTAAGAATCGTTGGGATGCTGTAGTAGGTGCGAACCTTACTGAAGGATTAGGTAATATGCATACAAGTCGGCCTGCTGAAGGTGATCTTATATACATGACAATGACAGATAGAATATTTGAGATTAAGTATGTGGAACCTAAGAATCCTTTCTACCAATTACAAGATTTACCAAGCTATACATTGACAGCTGAATTGTTTGAATACAATGGTCAGAATTTCGATACAGGTTTACCTGAAGTAGATAACATAGAATTACTATATGCTAGTGCTTATTCATACACTACTACAGCTACAGCCAATACTAACCACTTCCAGATCGGTGAGTTCGTACATCAGTGGACTGGAACTGTTGATGATAATGGTGCTAACATTAATATAATTGGTAAGGTTGCTGGATATGAAGTAGTTGATACTGAAAGTTATACACTAACACTTGTATCACCACACCAATCAATAAACGGCGATGGATCATTTATGCAGCCTGCAGTACATGCAACACGCTTACTTGTAGGTCAATCATCTGGTGCTTCAAGAAAAATTACTGTAGACTTAACAGGTACTACTAAGACAGAATACAATAGAGATGAATACGCTGATAATGATGAGTTTGAATTCCAGGGTGATTCGTTCATAGACTTTAGTGAAGCTAATCCGTTTGGAGATCCATAATGTTTGATAATCATTGGTATAATCAGTCAACACGTAGAATGGTATCTGTATTTGGATCTATGTTCAATGACTTAGAAGTGCACAAATATAATGCAGCTGGTAAAGTATTATCAAAAATTAAAGTTCCTTTAGCTTATGCACCAAGATCTAAAGTACTTGCACGTTTAGCAGAACAAACAAGTGATCCTAAGTTAGCAATCAAATTGCCACGTATGTCATTTGAAATATCATCTATGGAATACGATGCGAATGCACGTGTGTCTAAACATAAGAATTATAGAAAGGTTATTGTAGGTGATACGTTACAAGTTAATAAATTAGGTGCTCCAGCCGTATACAAGGTTGGATTTGAATTAAATATACTTGCGGCCACACAAGATGAAGGTCTGCAGTTATTAGAACAGATACTGCCAATGTTCCAACCGGAATATACAGTAACAGTAAAAGATATCCCTACAATGGATATCACAACCGACACTCCTATAGTTTTAGATAGTGTCGATCTTAATGATGATTATGAGGGTGATTTAGTAACGCGTAGAGCTATAATATACACATTAAACTTCTCTACTCGTATTCGTTATTATAGAGGAACCGGTAAGAGCAAACAAATTCTCCAAACAGAAGTTGATTATTCAGAGAATGTTGATCCGACAACTCATAAATTTGAGCAACAAAAAGTGGTTGGTACTACTACGCCAGATGGGGCGGGCGGATTTACAACACCATACACTGAGACGATTAACTTTTTTGATACTGATGTATAATAGGAGAATACAATGGCACATGAATTTAAAGCACAACTAGTAAGAGTAGTTGATGGTGATACCATCGACGCAGATATCCATTTAGGATTTAACATGATTATGAGAGATCGCATCCGTTTAATGGGTATAGATACACCTGAGAGTAGAACAAGAAACCTACAAGAGAAATCTTGGGGTATGGCTTCTAAGCATAGACTGATAGAGCTTATGGCAGAAACTGATGGCGAATTTACTTTGCACACAGAAGAAATGAAGAAAGGTAAGTTCGGAAGAGTATTAGGTACGATTATGGTTAACGGTAAAGATGCTAACCAAGTACTAATAGACGAACAACTTGCTATACCTTACCTTGGCGGTAACAAAGACGAAAGTCGAGCTAGCGCTGGAGTAGGTGAATTATGGAATACATATTATGAAAACCCACAAGAGCACGACGATGACCATGAACATGGAGACGAAAATCCAGAAGCACACATCGACTGGCACGAGCACTAAAGTTGAGTCTGACTACCAGAGAGTCAGAAAACAATTTTACGACTTAGCGGACCAGGGAGACGAAGCCATTGAGCTTATGTTAGAACTGGCCCGTGAGTCTGAACACCCAAGGGCGTTCGAAGTACTTGGACAGTTAATTAAAAACAATGCTGAGATAGGTGAGAAGATCCTTAAACTTCACAAGAGTAAGAAGGAACAGGATGATGACGGTACACCTCAGATCTCAGGACCAACTAACAATAACGTATTCATAGGTAGCACAGCTGAGCTACAAAAAATGTTACGTGATGAAGAAGTAATTGAGCAGGAGCCAGATTTATTTAAAGCATGAGAGAGACAAACTATCTAGGCAATCCGAATGTTCGTGGTGCCGATGTAGAACATCCATGGACCAAAGCGGAATTAGTCGAATACAAGAAGTGTTTAGTTGATCCTAAATACTTTGCTAAAAAGTATTGCAAAGTAATCCACCTCGATAAAGGTTTAATACCCTTTAACCTATACCCGTATCAAGAGAAAATGTTTGATTCATTTACTGCTAATCGATTTAATATCGTTCTGGCATGTCGTCAGAGTGGTAAATCCATTGCTGTTGTAGCCTATCTATTGTGGTATGCTATCTTCAAGGGTGAACAGGTTGTAGGTGTGTTAGCAAATAAGAATGCAATTGCAAGAGAGATGTTAGCACGTATTACATTGATGCTAGAGAACCTACCATTCTTTTTACAACCAGGGTGTACAATATTAAACAAAGGATCTATTGGCTTCTCAAACAATAGTAGAATCATTGCTGCTGCCACATCTTCAAGTTCAATTCGTGGTATGTCACTTAACTTAGTATACCTTGATGAGTTTGCATTCGTAGAGAATGCCACTGAATTCTATACATCAACCTATCCGGTTATATCATCTGGTAAAACATCTAAGATCATTATTACATCTACCGCAAATGGTATCGGTAATATGTTTCATAAGCTATATGAAGGTGCAATACAAGGAACAAATGAATTCAAATCCATTCGTGTAGACTGGTGGGATGTACCTGAAAGAGATGAGAAATGGAAACAAATGACCGTCGAGAATACATCTCAGTTACAATTCGATCAGGAATTTGGCAACTCATTCCATGGTACAGGTAATACATTAATCACTGCTGATATACTATTAGCTTTGAGAGCTATGGAACCAGAAGAGTATCAAAGCAATGTAAAGATATGGGATCAACCAAAGGAAGGTCATACCTACCAGATGTTTGTTGATGTATCTAGAGGAAGAGGTCAAGACTATTCTACATTTACAGTAATAGATGTATCTCAAAATCCGTTCGTGCAAGTATGTACGTATAGAGATAACATGATAAGTCCATTGTTATTCCCTGATATGATATACAAATACGCAACACATTACAATGAATGCTATGTAGTAGTTGAATCTAATGATGCAGGACAGGTTGTATGTAATGGTTTATACTATGATTTAGAATATGAGAACGTATTCGTAGAGTCTATGATTAAGGCTAATGCTATTGGTGTGACTATGACAGCTAAAACTAAACGTATAGGTTGTTCTAACATAAGAGATATCATGGCACAACACAAATTAATAATAAAGGATGAGGAAACTATAAGAGAAATGTCTACCTTTGTTGCTAAAGGATCATCATACCAAGCAGATCACAATGCACATGATGATCTTATGATGAATTTAGTTATGTTTGGATGGTTTACATCCACACCATTCTTTGCAGAATCAACAGATGTTAACATGAAACATATGTTATATCAACAGAAAGTTAAACAATTAGAAGATGAAGTCATACCAGTTGGTAATATGCCAAGCTATGATGAGGAAGTACATCCATTCGGAAAGGGGTGGGAAGTATGGAATCCGTGATTCGTATAAATAAGTATATTGAGAAAATTCGTATTATGAAAATCTTATTAATAAATGAAGGAGTTTAGATGGCTAATCTAGTTTCGCCTGGAGTACAGGTAAAAGAAATCGATTTGACCAATGTCGTTCCGTCAGTATCATCAACAGTTGGAGCCATGGCAGGAGCATTTGCCTGGGGAGATGTTGATGTGGTTACTACTGTATCATCGGAAACGGAATTAGTCAACACGTTTGGAAAGCCTGACGCGAACACGTTTGAAAGTGTTCTCACGGCAGCCCAATTCTTAAGTTATGGCAGCGCTTTAAAAGTTGTCAGAGCTTGTGGAACATCAGCTCGTAATGCTACGGCATCGGGTACTGGTATTCTAACTAAAAATAAGACCGTATTTGACGGTCAATCACCAGCAGCAGGAGACTGGACGCAAGCCCGTTACCCTGGTGTTACAGGTAACGCAGTTGGAGTGAGTGTGATAACCGCAACTCAAACCATGACAGCATGGCAAGCAAGCAATGTTGAAGCAGGACCTGGTACATCTGCAGGAGCGGCCGCAGTCGGTGGTTCTAATGATGAAATTCACTTATGGGTTTACGATGTAAACGGTACAATAACAGGTTCTGCAGGCACAGTGTTAGAGTATTGGACATATCTTTCACAAGCAAGTGATGTAAAAGGATCTGATGGTTCTTCTTTATATTATAAAGATGTAATCAATGCAGGATCAAAATGGATCTATATCGGTAATCACCCAGCAGCTTTGACAGATGCAGGTGAATCAGCGGTTACTAATGCATTTACTCACGTAGCATCATTCTTTATTGCCTTAACTGGTGGTATTGATGATAACTCTCTTACAGTAGGTGAAACTACTGCGGGATATGGTTTATTTGCTGATACAGAAACAATGGATATAAGCTTAGTGTTTCAAGCGAACTCAGGATTGAGTGCGGCTGATAATATTACATTAGGTAATTATATTACAGCGCTGGCAACAGCGAGAAAAGATGCGGTAGCCTTTATCTCACCAGAGAGAGCGGCAACAGTAAACGCAGCGGCACCAGCTACAACAGTAGCAGCATGGAGAACGGGTTCAACTTCAACGTCTTATGGCTTTGCAGATTCAAGTTCTTTGTATGTGTATGACAAATACAATGATGTATATCGTTGGATTGCAGCGGCAGGATCTACAGCAGGACTAACAGCTAACGCTGATTTGGTTGCTGATGCATGGTTCTCACCAGCTGGTTTTACACGTGGTAATGTTCGCAACGTTACTAAACTAGCATGGAACCCTAACCAAGCACATAGAGATGCACTATATAAAACGGGTGTTAACCCTATAGTGACTTTCCCTGGTCAAGGTACAGTGTTATTTGGTGACAAAACTCTACAATCTAAACCTTCAGCGTTCGATAGAATTAACGTTCGTAGATTGTTTATTGTGTTAGAGAAAGCTGTGAGTACAGCATCTAAGGCGTCATTATTCGAATTTAATGATGAATTTACAAGGGCTCAATTTAGAAACATGGTTGAACCTTTCTTGAGAGATGTTAAAGGTCGTAGAGGTGTTACAGACTTTAAAGTAGTTTGTGATGGTACCAACAATACTGGTGCTATTATCGATTCTAATAAGTTTGTTGCTGATATTTATATCAAGCCTGCACGTTCTATTAACTATATCACATTGAACTTTATCGCTACGAGAACTGGCGTAGAGTTTAGTGAAATAGCGGGAGGTAATTAAAGATGGCAATATTAGGCGTAGATGATATGAAAGCCAAACTAGTTGGCGGCGGTGCTAGACCTAATCTATTCAAAGTAACAATGGCTTTTCCAAGTTATGTTACAGCGAATGTAGAATTGGCATCATACATGTGTAAGGCAACAAGTATGCCAGCAAGTACTATTGCACCTATTGCGGTTCCTTTCAGAGGTCGTAATTTGCAAATAGCTGGTGACAGAACGTTTGATCCATGGTCGGTTACTATAATCAATGATACGGACTTTAATGTGCGTAACTCTTTTGAACAGTGGATGAATGGGATTAACCAACATAATGAGAATACAGGTTTAACACAGCCTAGTTCTTATATGGCGGATATGATCGTTGAGCAACTGGACAAAGATGGAACTACTAAGAAGACTTATAACATTCGTGGTACTTTCCCTACTAACTTAGGTGCAATTGAACTAAGTTATGATAGTGAGAATGCTATTGAAGAGTTCGAAGTTGAATTACAAGTTCAATATTGGGAGTCTAACAAGACAACGTAAATCATCGTAACATAACACAAGGAGTGCCTTCGGGCACTCTTTCTTAAGTGTTATAAATATATTTAAGAAAGAGTGAATAAAGGAATAAAATAAATGGCAGACAGAGATGGAAGAAGTTTCTTTGGCTTTGAGTTTAAAAGAAAAGCAATAGAAACAAACAAGAAACCGGTATCATTCGCAGCTGATAATGAGGATGGTGCGTATGAGATATCCCCAACAGGTGGATACTTTGGCCAATACATGGATATTGGTGGAGATAAATTTCAGACAGACAAAGATCTAATCATGAAGTATCGTGCAATATCTTCATATCCTGAAGTGGATATGGCGATTGAAGACATATGTAATGAAGCAATCACTGATGAGAACGGTATTATTGTTAAATTAAATCTAGATGAATTAGATCAGGCTGACAATGTTAAAGATCTAATCATGGAAGAGTTCGATAGAATTCTAAGTTTAACTAACTTCTCTATGACAGCATACGATACCTTTAGACGTTGGTATATAGATGGTAGACTATTCTATCATGTCATTATCAATGAGAATAAAGCTGACGCTGGTATATTAGAGCTAAGACAAATTGACCCAACAAAGATTCGTAAGATTAAAGAAGTCGAGAAGGTTAAAGATCCTAAGACTGGAGCTGAGCTTACAAAAGAAGGTAAAGAATATTACTTGTATCAAGATGATGCAATGGTTAATAACGCAGAAGGTTTAAAGATCAATGTTGATTCTATTATACAAGTTAACTCAGGTCTATTAAATGATGATCGTAATAAGGTTGTAGGCTATCTAAACAAAGCACTTAAACCTTTAAACCAATTAAGCATGATGGAAGACTCACTAGTCATCTATCGTATATCAAGAGCACCTGAACGTCGTATATTTTATATTGATGTAGGTAATCTACCTAAGGGTAAGGCTGAGGAATACCTCAACAGTACTATGAATAAGTATCGTAATAAGATTGTATATGATCCTACTACAGGTAACATCAAAGATGAGAAAGTACATCGCAATGTGATGGAAGACTTCTGGTTACCACGTAGAGAAGGTGGTCGTGGTACAGAGATTACTACTCTTCCTGGTGGTGCAAACCTTGGTGAGATTGAAGACGTACAGTACTTCCAAAACAAATTATACAGGGCTTTAAATATCCCTATGAGCAGACTAACTGAGAGTGATGCATTCTCTGTTGGACGCTCTTCCGAAATCACACGTGACGAACTTAAGTTCCAGAAATTTATTGATCGTTGCCGTGGTAAGTTCTCAACATTATTCTATGAAACACTTAAGAGACAATTGATCCTTAAAAAGATTATAGTTCCAAGTGACTGGATAAATATCCGTGAAGAAATCGTTGTTGAGTATTCCAGAGACAATTACTATGCTGAACTTAAGGATTCTGAAATCCTGAAGGAAAGAATAGAAATGGTACAAATGATGGATGAATATATCGGTTCGTTCTGGTCTAAAGACTGGGTACGTCGTAATATTCTTAAGTTGGATGATGAAGATATTAAACAAATCGCTAAAGATAACGAAGTAGATCCTCTTGAACCAGGTGATATTGATCCAGAATTAGTGAAGGGTACAATATAATACAAAAAGTTTACTGGAAATAAACAATTTTATAAATAATATACAAGGTTGAATGAAACAATATGAGCACAAGAACACTAATTGATAATATAAAACAGGGTGACGCACAGAAGAGCAATAATACTTTTAATAGTATGATGCATGATAAACTTGTGACGGCGTTAGATGCACACAAACAAGTGGTTGCTTCCAAAATGTATGGAGCGACGACAGATGCTCCAGCAGTAGAAGAACCTGCGGTGGAGACACCAGAAGGGGAAACAACTACAGATGCTAACGTTTAAGGAATCATTCAATGAAGTAATTGAAGCTAAATTAAAGCTTCCAAAAGGTGAAAAGGTAGCCAAGGAATTAACCAAGCTTGGAAAGAAGAAGAATGTGACTGCTGTTATCACAAGCAAGTTCAATCTTTATATTGATGGGGTAAAGCTAGACAAATATAAAGATCAGAAGAGTGCTGAAAAAGCGGTACAAGAATTCATCAAATTAATGGGAGCATAATGAAGCTAATAACAGAATATACTCAGAACCAGCTTGGATTCTCTATAGAGGAGAACAAAAAGACTGGTAAGAAGAGTACCTTTTTAGAAGGTGTCTTCATGCAAGCTGAGAACAAGAACAAAAATGGACGTATATATACACGTGAAGTGTTAACAACGGCCGTTGACAGATTTGTAAACGAACAAGTGATAACAGGTCGAGCAGTTGGTGAGTTAAATCATCCTGACGGCCCTTCCATTAATTTGGATAAAGTTTCGCACAGAATTACCGAACTTAATTGGGATGGTAACAACGTGATGGGAAAAGCGCTAATTTTGGATACGCCTATGGGTCAGATCGTAAAAGGTTTGGTTGAAGGTGGTGTACAACTTGGAGTGTCTAGTCGTGGTATGGGAAGTCTTAGCATGAGAGACGGGGTTAACTATGTTGGGGAAGATTTTATGCTCAACACTATTGATATCGTACAAGATCCATCAGCTCCTAATGCATTTGTAAATGGCATTATGGAAGGTGTTTCGTACGAAGAAGATAGACCTGGTCATTTCGTTAAGACCATTGAAAAAGGTGAGACAGAAGTGAAAGAGACTAAAGAAACTTTCTCAGAAGAGAAACAATCTGCAGGCTTTGGGCATTTCCTCTCTAAACTATAACTCTCATGGGAGAAAATAATGTCTGAATTAAAAGACGATGTTGTTGAAACAACTGTAGATGAGGTTATTGTTGAGGATACGCAAGTAGAAGCTCCGGTATTAGATATACCTGAAGCACCTCTAACAGCAGCTCGTACAGTATCAGCAATACAAGCTTCTTTGGCAGAAATGTCTAAAGAAGGCCTTGACGCGATCTTTGAAGCAGCGGAAAAAGCTAAAGCGAAAGCTAAAGTGGAAGACGATGAAGAAGAAGAGGACGACGAAGGTGATGAAGATGAAGGTGAAGTAGAAGAAGAAGCACCAAAAGAAGTAAAAGGTGGAAAGACTGATCAACCAGTACCTAAAGCAACTCCAACAAAGAAGAAGAAAGTGAAAGCTGACGACGGATCTGAAGGTGATGTAATGGAGAAGGATGCTAAGTTTAAAGAAGACCTTGATGCTCTAGTTAAAGACGAAGACACATTGTCTGAAGGATTTAAAGAGAAAGCATCTACTATTTTTGAAGCTGCACTAACATCAAAAATCACTGCTGAGACAGCAAAATTAGAAGAAAGATATACTTCTGATCTGGCTGGCGAAGTTGAAGCTATTAAAGAAGATTTGGTTGACAAAGTAGACGGATACTTAACGTATGTTGTTGAAAACTGGATGACTGATAACGAAGTTGCTATTGAGCATTCTTTGAAATCAGAAATCACTGAATCATTTATACAATCACTAGGTCAATTATTTAGTGAGCACCACATTAACGTTCCTGAAGATAAAGGTGACATCTTAGATGCCTTATCTGAAGAAGCGAAAGATGCTAAAGCTCAACTTAATGATGCGACTGCAAATGCTATGGAATTATCTGAGAAAGTTAAAGCTTTCGAACGTAAAGATATAGTTAGTGAAGCATGTAATGGTTTAGCAGTAACTGAAACTGCAAAATTAACTGAATTAGTTGAAGGCATCGAGTCTGATTCTAACGAAGATTTTGCTAAAAAAGTAGCAACAATTAAGGAATCTTACCTTAACAAAGACTCTGAAGTACAAACATTAACAGAAGTTGATGCTATTACTGAAGATTCTATAGATGAACCACAAGATGTTTCTGACCAAATGCAAAAATATCTTAGCGCAATTTCGCGTACTTAATCCATATTTTAGGAGAATAAAAAATGGAAATTAATCAACAAGTTTTACAGGAAAAATGGGCTCCTGTACTTGATTCAAAAGAAGCTGGCAGCATTGCTGATCAGCACAAACGTCGTGTAACGGCTGTTGTTCTTGAGAACCAAGAAATAGCGTTGCAAGAAGCAGCTGCTGTAAACAATTCGTCTGGCTCAGGCGTAGACAACTGGGATCCAGTACTAATCTCTTTAGTGAGACGTGCTACTCCTAACCTTTTAGCATTTGATCTAGTTGGCGTACAGCCAATGACTGGACCTACTGGTCTTATCTTTGCTATGAAATCACGTTATTCAACTGCTGGTGGTACTGAAGCGTTGTTCAACGAAGCTGACACTGAATTTTCTGGTGCAGCTGCTGGAACAGCTAATGATTCAACTGATCCATTTGCTGGTGATACTTCAGACGCGGACGCGATTGATGACTATACACCTGGACATGGTAACACTTTGGCTACTGCTGAAGCACAAGTTGCTGCTGCTGATATCCCTCAGATGGCGTTTTCAATCGATAAGACTACTGTGACTGCAAAGTCTCGTGCTCTTAAAGCTGAATACACTACTGAATTAGCACAAGACCTTAAGGCTGTACACGGACTTTCTGCTGAAACAGAACTTGCGAATATCCTTTCAACTGAAATTTTAGCTGAAATGAATCGTGAGATCATCCGTACTATCAACGTTAACTCTGTAACATCTACTCGTGGCGCTGCTGCTGGTGTATGGAACATGGATGTTGCTGCTGATACTGATGGTCGTTGGTCAATTGAGAAATTCAAGGGACTAGTTCAAGCTATGGAACAAGAAGCTAACCAAATTGCTGTTTCCACTCGTCGTGGTAAGGGTAACTGGGCTATCGTTTCTCATGGCGTTGCTGCTGCATTAAATGCTGCTGGCGTTATGGACACAGGTATGGGTGCTTTAGGTGCTCAACAAATGGACTCAGATGTAACTGGTTCATTACTTGCTGGTACAATTAATGGTTCTATGAAAGTATATGTTGATCCATATGCTGGTGTAGATTACTTTACTGTTGGTTATAAAGGTGCAAACCCTTATGACGCAGGAATGTTCTTCTGCCCATACGTTCCATTAAGCATGATGAAAACAATTGGTGAAAATGACTTCCAACCACGTATCGGATTTAAAACTCGATATGGTATGGCTGACAATCCATTTGTTACTGCTGGTGCTGGTGCAAACGTATACTACAGAAAACGTAAAGTTCTTAATCTCTAGTAGATTAGTAATAAACGTTTCTAAAGTTACAACTAAGATCCCCCTTTATTGGGGGATTTTTTTACTCTATAAATAATACATGAATTATTTAGTCTTATATCAAGGTGGAATGGCAGGTACATGGTTAGCTTGGTTAATTAATCAGCATGCCAATTTTCCTAAATACAATAAACATACAAAAGAATCAGGACTTGACATCGGTTGTTGGGGAGCAGATTGGGAAACCTTAAATGAAACGTTTAAAGAATCTAGACAACATGTAATAAGTAATACAAAGAAAGATTGTATAAAGGTAGTTCCTTTCCATGAATTGAGAGACCCTGTATCTGAACAAGCAGAACTAAAAACAGAATTAAGAGATTTAGTATTTAGTGAAGTAAATCCAGTTAAAGTAATATATCCTATTGTAACAACAATGAAAGAAGAATTTATTGCTAGATGGAATAAGCTTGAACTTGGTAATCCCGCTACAGAAAAAGGTTGGATTGAATGGGATTGGGTT